TTAGAAAACAAAGCTCGTGAATTGAAATTTAAACTAGTTTACGATGAAATAATGGCAGATTTAAAATTAAAGCTGAGGACTCGTAATGGTAGTAGCAAGATGTGGAAATACTGGCGTTGTTGTTGGCAGCGAATTGCAAAATAAAGATGATTTAATGAGTAAAAAATTATGACCAAAGAAGAATTAATAAACAAATTTAAAGAAGAGTTCCATACAGAACATTCTCCAGCAATCGATTATTTGGAAGAAATGTATTTGATTGGAAGGCTAGATGGGTACGATCAATGTATGGAAGATTATTGGAGTGAAATAACATTTGCGAATAGCTTCTAATGAGTGATGAGTAATTCGGAAGGAAATAATTATGAGATATTTTAAATGTGCAGCGATTAGATACAAGACAGGTGAAGACATCTGGACGGAAAGACGAGGCAAAAGACATCATGAAATTATTAAAGCAATTCATGATGCTGGAGAAACAGAGCAGTATAAGAAATGTCATGTGGATGGATTTATAATCGGAGAAAGTTGGACCGCAGAATTTGTAGACCGAGAAACTGCTACAGAAATCGCCAAAGAAATGGGGATTAAAATGCGAGGTTGTGTTCTAACATCTGAAGATTTGTGGTAATAAATTAATAAGAGGAGTCCATAATAATGGAACGATGTGAATATTGTGAGTATCGTAATGGCTGGGAATGTAGTGATGGATGCTATAGAGTTCCTAATGATAAGATGTGCGAGAGGTTTAAGTTAGATTTCGACACGCTAAGTGATGGTGTTAAACGTCAGATCCAGAAGCGATTGATTGGCGAGTTGGAATGGATTTAAAAAGATAATGAATTGTGATAATTGCAGATATTATGAATGGTATTATGATTATTGTAGCAAATGGAAATGTCAAGTAGATCCGAGAGAGGTTCATGATTGTTTTAAACCCCGTGAAAATAATATGGTTAATAAAATATTAAGAAAAGACTTTAGTAATCCGAATAAGTTGGTTGCTGGATATGAAGTAGTAGATGAAGAGCCGGAAGAAATAACTTTGAAGTATTCAGATTTCGAAGAATGCCACAGTGGAAACGCTGCAATCTGGTCTCCGTTGGTTTGGCAACTAAGATATGATTATGGATTGTATAAATGAGGAGATAGCAATGTTATTAGATATTATAACCTCGACAAAGATTGGCATTTTTTATTTAGATAAAGGTTGGAAAGACGATGTTTATGAAAAAATTAGAGCCGATGCTTTAAAGTGTGAGACTCTTAAGTATTTCAATAAAAATGAAATATGCTTTGCTGACAAGCATATAAAGATATGCATTTATTTTTATCCGGTAGATAGTAAGGTTAGAGGATGCAGATTTGATCGAGTTTATTATCAGCAGGGCATAGATAGAGATGTTTTATTAAGTCGAGCTGCACCAAAGATATTAACAAGGATGTATCCGCTGGATGTTTAATAGGAGGAAAATAATGAAGAAAAAAGAACATATGAAAATTATGAATAAGGCAACTATTAAAGTATTTTTCAAAGACGGTAACGTTGATGAGATCCCGTCCAGGATCTGGGATGACTATCAGTATATTGATAGGCTGTTTGTTGTTAAACGGCGAGGAGTATGGATTGGAATTTACAATATGGACGGAGTTGACTGCATTACAATTGGTTAAAAGATACGGCAATGGGAAGAACAATAACTCAGCTTCCAGAACAGTTTGATCCAATAGCACTAATTAAACAAAAGGTATTTACGTGTCCCATATGTGGAAGCAAAGCAAGAGAGAAATTCTATAGTTATGATTATAAATGGATGGATGAAAATGGAATACATCATAAATATAGAAAAAAATTAAATAAATATGTTTGGTATCAACATCATGATCTCATATGTGAAAAATGCGGATGCAAATGGGACACTGGTTGGTATCCAGCAGATTATAAAATGTTCGAAATCCAATTAGACGGTGACAATAGCATTGAAGACTCTGTGAATAACATGATTAAAAATCTGGGTCTAGATCTTAAATTGAAAACTTTGTCAGAAGAAGATCTGCAAGAAATAAAAGATCGATTTGGAGATTATGTCAGGTTTGTAATAGAAGATATGATGTCTGGAGAGGGGAAGAGATGGGATACGACAACGAAGTAATCAATGAAATGCTTAATAATTGCCGGAGAATTGTAAAAAAGTAACTAACAAAATATTAAATGGAGTATAAAAATGAGTAATTATGTAATTCACGCTTGCCCTAAGAGATTGTGGTATGTAGAAGAATTTCTTGTACCATCACTCAAAGAACAGGGCATAGAGAATATTGACGTAAGATGTGACAACTTTAAGCGTGGTAATCTTTTGTATTGTATGGATATCTTTGGAAGAATGACCGGAGATGGTGGCAGTTGGCACATACAGGACGATGTGATTATTTGCCGAGATTTCGCTCAACGTACTGCTAAGTATGATGGCAAGAATGAAATAGTGTGTGGCTTTGCTTGGGATAAAGATCCTAACATAGACAAAATTGACTATGTGCAGCAATCTGACATGTGGTACTCATTTCCTTGTATATATATCCCTAACTACATTGCCAAGGAATGTTCTGAATGGTTTTTCAATAAAGGACGATATGATGGAAGATATTTATCATTTAGCGTTAAAGGCCAGTTTGATGATTATTTCTTCCAGAAGTATCTGATGGAGTATTATCCAGAACTTCCCATCCTACATATTAAACCGAGTCTTGTTGATCATATTGATTACCTAATTGGTGGAACAACAGTGGAAGCCATTGGCAGAGATGAGATTAGTAGAGCAAAGTGGTTTGATGATCCTGATCTTGTTAATCAATTAAAGGAGAGGTTAAAATACAGAAATGGCTAATTATTTAATTCATGCTTGTCCAGAACGAATGTGGTATGTGGATAATTATCTGGTGCCATCACTTCGTAATCAGGGTATTAATAATATTATTGTCAGTTGTGATCAGTTACATTTGGGGAATCTAGAAAGTTGTATGAAGATTTTCAGTTCTCTGGAAGACGATGGTTATGGTACATGGCATCTGCAAGATGATGTGATTATATGCCGGAACTTTCGGGAAATCACCGAGAGATATGATTATGGTGTTGTTTGCGGTTTCACTCATTCACGATCTGCTAACACTGGATTTGTTTTACCGGATAAGATGTGGTACTCATTTCCATGTATTAGGATATCTAATGGGATAGCCAAAGAATGTTCACAGTGGTACTATTCGTTCGCTAAGAAATATGCTAAATATTATGAATGGGTTCATATGGGGAAATGTGATGATAATTTCTTCTATGAATTCATGAATAAGTATTGTTCTACATTAGATGTATTAAATCTAGTTCCTAATTTGGTTGATCATATTGATTACCTTCTGGGAGGATCAATGGTTAACCAATACAGAAATGGCGAACAATTTAGATCAGCTTACTTTGAGGATGTTGATCTTGTAGATCAATTAGCTAATGATATAAGGAGAAATAATAATGGTACGAATGCTTCATTATGATGATTGTAAAGAAGAACGTCAATCTCATGAGATCTATTTTCAACTGTCTGGAGATGATGATTTTAAAAACTTCTTTGGGGCTGAAGGTGATGGTCATGTGACTGAATTGAGTTTGGCAAGTCTACGTGCATATGGAGCAACTAAGGAAGAAGCTCTCAAGAACATGGAGCCTATTATGGAATGGTTAGCTGCCGAAATCCAGGCAATCTACCTTCTCTATCAAGATGGGTTTTATGATAAAAATGTTATTGATGTTGATGCTTCTGGTATACCTATAGGAGAAGAATGATGGATTTTGATAAGTTGATTAAGTCAGAGAAGTATGATTTTCTTCGAAAGAATGAACATCTTGGTAAAAATATTATTCTTCTTGGACTTGGAGGATCTTGGGCATACGGGACTAATATGATTTAATAAAAATATTTTAGGGGGTATATGGTATGAGAAAATATTAGATTAATGAAGATTTTT